CACACAACGGTGATATAGATTCATTAAGATTACATATACCAGTATTACCAGCTCCAGATGCATGGTTGAGTGTAAGAGGTAGAAAAAAGACATGGGTGCCAGGTCATCTCTTTGCTTTCCATGATCATGATAAACACTGGGCACAGCATAATGGAAAATACGATAGGATTATAGTTATTATGGACTACTCACTGTCACAATTAGAGAAGCGTGGGATCACTATAGAAAAATGGGAAGAGGAACTCGCTATATAATATAGTACACAAGTCTTAATCATGACTAAATTTTTACTCCCCTTTGCTATCAACATTATTGATAAGGCAGTGGATAAGATCCCAGAGGATCTAGAAGATAAGATCAAGTTATTCCTTATCGGACTACTTGAAAAAGCAGCAGCTAAATCAGGCAACAAAGTTGATGACCAACTAGTTGCAGCACTGAAGAAAGCTCTACTTGAATAAATATAACATAGACAACTTTTAATAATCGGAGATTGCCATGTCGCTTTATGGTAAGGACGACAGTAATGCCAATAAAACCAAAGCGGAGATTGGCGTCGCTAAATCGTCTCAGACAAAAACAATAGTGTTCATTGATGACACTGAAGCACAACTTGCTGAGAACAAAGCAAGAGGTGTCAGTTCACCAGGTTGGCATAGTTTCTACACATATACAGACATGCACGGTCATACCCGTACTAAGTCAGAACTGTTAGTTTCTATTGCAGGTCCTGAGGCAAACGCATCAGAGACACAATCTGATGATACAATCGGAGCAGATATTACATCTACAATCACACCAGGAACTGTTGCTAACGTAACAACATTCGCTCCTGCGGGTGCTGTTGCTACATTTAGTGACAACGGTGGTGTTGATGGTTCTAGAACAGCTGGAACATACACTGTAACTGACGCTGCGGGTAACTCATCTGGAACAGGTGCTGACTTCACAGTCGTAGTTGCTGCAAATGGAACACCAACCATCACTCTTGTATCTGGTGGTACAGGTTACGCTGATAACGAAACAATCACAATCGCTGACGCATCACTTGGTGGTGGTGGCGGTGCTGCTGTTACCGTTACTGTAACTGCTGCTGCAACAGCTGCTGCTACATTCACATTGAGTGGAGCATCATCTACAGGTTCAGGTGCATCTCTTACATACCAATGGCAGAGAGCAGAGTCTGGTTCAACTGACTACAAGAATCTTTCTGGTAAAACTTCAGCAAACACTGGATCCATTACAGGACTCACAGTTGCTGCTGACAACGGTGCCAAGTACAGATGTGTAGTTAACAACAGCATCGGTGGTAAGACAGCATATAGTACTGCTGGTACGCTAACTGTAACAGACAGAGCATAATGACGCATGAGATTTGATGAATTGAATGAGGATAACTATATCCTTTTCGCTATTAAAAATTATGATAATCCACAAGCGGCTACAAAAGAAGATTTCTTTGAGGACATGAGACGTTTTAAGTATATTAAACGTCTCCTCAAGAAATATCACAAAGGTGTTGAGGTTAAACTCAACCTTCTTTTGAATCATATCATAATCATATACAATGTATTTGGTGACGCTGCACCATTACTTCTCTTCTATAAAATGGAGAGGGATTACTGGTCAGATATAAAAGCAATCATGATCTTCTTAAACAAATATCCTGAGATAGGTGAAAGTAAAAGTTTAAGAGAGATTGCTACTAACGATTGTATCCTAGAGGAGCTTAAAAAATTATGATGGGTGCAGGTGGCATCACTAATGTAGGACCTATTAACACCCCGACCACTGGTAAGGGTGCTATCTATGGGTTCGATCCTATCATGAAAATGTCTAGACGAAGGACTAAGAAACGTAAGAAGATGGAGTCCGCAGGTAAGCAATGGGATCATCGTAGAAGAGATCCTACCTACATAGATGGTAGGAGTAAGCAAGCTCGTCAACTAATTAAACGTCTTACTAAAAAGAAGAAAATGACTGAACAAACAATTAGAGAGGAAGAACAAAAGAGTAGCGGTGGTGAGACTACTAAGCAAGCTTATAAATTCATTTCTCAGAAAAGAAAGGTAGCGAAGAAGCAAGAACGTGAGAAGCGTGCTTCCAATCGTAAGAAAGAGATTGAGTTAATTTCTCGTGCAAAAGCATCTGACTATCAGAAGAAAGCAAAGGATAGACAGAAAGGATTGGCTAAGCAATTGCAGAGCAAGAAAGAATCGTTTGATGGTCTAGTCTATCTAGAATCACTATGCGAGCAGATCGAGAGTGAGAATACTAATCCAGTACACTACTTCTTCAACGATGAGTCTGAACTTGCATTGACACAAGAGCAAGCATATGGTATAGTAGACAAGTGGAACCAGTTAAGCGAAGACAACCAAGAGAAAATGGTTGATATGCTTCCTGACAGCAAGGAAGTACTGGAGTTGTTTATGACGATCTGACATGAGACTTGGATATCTTGATATATTAAACGATGAACAATCCAATAAAGCAGTAGAACTCGTAGATAAAATAGAAAAACTATGGATCCGTAGGGCACCAGACCCTATGGATTTTTTTACTGTTGGTGCTGTTACTTACATGGAAGGAGTAACAAGTATTAATAAGTACCACCGTCACAGGACTCTCTTGAATCCTGTGCTGAGGAAACACTTTACATGGTTATATGATATTCTAATAGAAAAGTTATCGGCAGAGGTAGGTAAGTGTGAGTTGTTTGACGTGCTTGCATATCCTGGTTTCCATGTCTTTGGACACAAACCAGGTAGACCGTCTCATCCTGACTGTGCTGAAAGGTTTTGTAAACCTCTGGCATCTCTCCATGTAGACATACAGTATAGAGATCATGCTGATGTATGGAAGACCTTTGATGATGTTGATCTTGAAGACACCTTATCTTTCACTCTACCATTAGAACTACCTAAGTGTGGTGGTGGTCTTTTTGTATGGGACTGGATGAATATGGATCAGGCTATGATTGCTAAGTTTAATTTTCAATCTAATTCTGATAAAGATGCAACTCTACAAAGGTTCATGTCACATGCATCTAATGTAGATTTTGAAAATCGTCCTGAGTTCTTTGAGAATCCTGCATTCGTATCTACTCTGGAAAGAGTTACGGGTTGTGCAGATGAATTTATCCAGAACACTAAAGATCCTAGAGAGAGTAAGGATTTCTGGGAGAATGGATCTCTACCTGTACAGTATGATCCAATTTATGATAGTGCACCCATGGTAGTACCTTATAAGATAGGTCAGATGTTCTATCACACAGGGCATGTTCTACATCAGATAGTGCCAGGATATAAATTAGATGTATGGGATCGTAGAATCACTCTACAAGGTCATGGTGTTAAATGTGATGGTGTATGGAAACTGTACTTTTAGATTTTGATAGAATAAAAATTATAGAACCTCATGAAACCGATAGTGTGTTCATCACACTAGAGAGCATGAGGAAACTGTGGTTGCAAAGAACTAACTGGCATCCTGCATTAGAGATCGCAGGTCCCGATAGTAATTTGGAAGAGTATATACATTACTATACTCTTGGTTCTACTCTTTATATGGATGCTAGAGATAGGGGATGGAAATCTTATAAGAATCTGAGTGAGATGTATAACCGTGTCTTGATAAAAAAACTTGGATGGTTGTATGAAAGATTTATATTTGAGTTGAGTGAATATCTTGGGGAGTGTAAGTATGAAGATGACTTAGCACTGCCTGGTTTTCATATCTATGAGTTTGGTGCTGCACCTGATAAGAGAAAACATCATAGGTGTCTGCATTATGATGGTCAATGGTTCTATGGTAGGAATTATTTTAAAGAGAAGTATACTAACATTGACTTCAGAAATCAATTAAGTTATACATTTACTATTAAAGTTCCTCACAATGGTGCTGCTATTGCTCTATGGGATCTACCAGATAACAAAAGAAAGAAGGCAGAGAGTATTCAAAGTAGGTTTCCTCATGATGTGATTGATAGATACCAGACATTAGACTATGTGAAAGAGATCAAAGATAACAAGACCATTGAAGATCCTTGGAAGTTTAAATTATTTGATGAAGACTGTGGTGATCTAGAACAGTATATGCCTGTCGTCATACCTCATCTGGAGGGGCACTCATTCTATTACTATGGAATGATTATGCATCAAATGATTCTAGGAGATGACTTTAACAAAGGTGACTACAGGATTACATTCCAAGGTCATGGTCTTAAGTGTGATGGTATATGGAGGTTGTTCTGGTGATCGTATGGGGTTTTATGGATGTACATAAGCTACATCCTAAGTTTGATTTGATACATGAAAGGTTTGGTGACATACAAAAAGAGTTTAGAGATAACCTAGAACACATACAGTTTGGGCATTGGTATGATGACTTTGCACATTCTAAGAGTGGTGGTGTATACAATCCTGTTGCTGCTCCTCTCTATGGTGAGATGGATCAAGAACAAGAACAGTTGTGTATGCTAGAACAGTTTGATGACTCCTATGAACACAATGGATTGCGTACATGGAAGAATGTCAACTGGGTTCCAACTCTAACTAAAACCTTACAGGAGATAGGTATTACTAGAAGAGCATCTATTGCTAGTATGAAACCACATGCAAAGATACCTTTACATAGAGATGGAGATCCTAATCCCCCTGATGGGATTCTATTACGTGGCATCATTGGACTGGATGTGCCTGTAGAGGAGGGTAAAAAGTGTTACATCATGGTAAGAGATAGACCAAAGAAGACATGGCATACTAGAGAGATTAAGAATGAATCAGTCTGTCTGTTCCAACCCAATGCTATTCATTCAGTTATTAATCAGTTGAATGGGTGGAGATATGTTGTATTATTTGACACAGTAGTGTTGTTTGAGAACTACCCTGAGGTTGTTAAAAGTTGTAGAACTACAGGAGTATGGGCTAACCTTGATTAATTTCTGGTCTGTTGATGATATTAATCCAGGACTTCATAAGTTACTGGATAAATTTGATTTGATTCAAAGAGAGTTCCTAGAGAATAAGGATAAACTTTCTTGGAAGTCATGGGGATATGATGCAGGATACTTTGGACAGAAGAACATAGCATATCAAGGATGGGAAGTTGCTGGTATCTTTATTGAGGACTATGGAAGTGAGGGTAAATGGAAGTATGGTAGTGAAGAGATGGTAGGTACTACTATGGCTACGACATCTACTAAAGGATTATATTTCTGTAAGGACAATGTAGTTCATCTTCCTATACTTACTAAGCTTTTATATGATGCTGGTGTTAAAAGAAGAGTGGGTATTAGTGTGACATATCCTGGTCGTGGTATTGATTGGCATGTAGATGATGATCCTGAACGTGAGGATGAGATGGTTATTAGAGGATTGATAGGATTAGATGTTAGAGTAGGTGAAGGAGAGGAATGTTTTCTTGGGTTGGGTACTCCTAAGAAAGAACAGAGAAAGGACATTAGGAATGGAGAGAGTATCTTTTTCTATAGTAGAATCCCTCATCGTGTAGTAAATGAATTAAAAGAACCCAGATACTGTATCATCCTGGACCATGTTCTGCCTAAAGCAACACTTTGTAATAAATAATTCAGTGGAAATACCTATCATAAGATGGCAGAGAGCGTCAACGCAGCAATATTAGAGAGATTAGAAAAAGTTGTTCAATCATTACAGGAGAACTCTGTAAAGATGGGAGAACTTCTTGCTGTGCACAATGAGAAGCTCGACAAACAAGATAGAATTGACGCAGTATTATTTGAGAAAGTAGATAGTGTTCACAGAGAAGTAACCCGCAAGACAGATGAAATCAAAAAGGGATGTGAAAGAGATATACGTAAAGTTGACGACAGACTCCGTACCATGGAGAAGAAAATGTGGACTATCGCTGGTTCTATTGCTGTTATATCTTTCTTGGTTAGTCCAGTCGGACAAAGATTAATTAGACCACTGTTGACGAACGGGCAAGCATCTGCTAGAGTGGTACCACTACAAGAACCACCCGTTGAGTTATCTCGATACAAAGTATCTTAATCTAGCGTCTGCAAACTTGCAGAAGTATAAGAGGTTGAAGCCTGGTGTCTGGACATTCAGGTGTCCTTACTGTGGCGATTCAAAGAAACATAAGAATAAAACCAGAGGATATATCTTCTCTGTGAAGGGAGACCATGTGTTTAAATGCCATAACTGTGGCATCACAAGGTCTTTTTCTAACTTCTTAAAAGACAATGCTCCCCATGTATATGATGAGTATGTGATGGAAAGATATAAGGAAGGAACCATTGGTGGTAACGTTCCGAAACCAGATCTGACACAGTTTGTTTCCAAACCTAAATTCAAAAAACGAACTGTTAATCTTGAACCTCTTTCCTCGCTAAATAAATCACATCCTGCAAAACAATATGCACTTGGGAGGGGCTTACCTGAGGATAAATTAGATAGATTATACTACTGTCCAGAGTTTAAAAAATGGACGAACACTCAGAAGCAAACATTCTCTAGCACCTCCCAAGACGACGATAGAATTATTATACCAATCAATGATCCCGATGGTAACCTACTAGGTTTCCAAGGGAGGTCTCTCTCTGCGAATGCAAAGATGAGGTACATCACGGTGATGATTGAAGACCACCCCAAACTATTTGGACTAGACAACATTAATACAAATGACACGATCTATATTGTCGAAGGACCGTTCGACTCGTTCTTCTTGGAAAACTCGGTTGCTATGTGCGGCTCCGATATTGATATTCGGTCGTTTGGTTGGAGCGATTATATTTGGGTTTATGATAACGAACCTCGCAGTAGACAAATCGCAGACAAAATCTCCAAGTCAATCGACAGTGGAGATAAGGTAGTCATCTGGCCATCAGGTATTGAACACAAAGACCTCAACGACATGGCAAACTATGGTATAAATGTCAAAAGTGTGGTACAATCTAACGTGTACCAAGGATTAGAAGCAAAGTTAAAACTATCAAATTGGAAAATATGAGCAACGGAATTAAAGTCATCAAGAGAGATGGCACTGAAGAACAAATCAACCTAGAAAAAGTACATAAAATGGTTGAGTTTGCTTGCGAAGGACTATCAAATGTCGCAGCATCACAAGTAGAAATGAGTAGTGGTCTTCAGTTTTTCGATGGTATCAAGAGTGCTGAGATACAAGAGATTCTAGTTAAGTCTGCATCAGATTTAATTGACCTTGAGCATCCTAACTACCAATACGTTGCTGCTAGACTTCTACTCTTTGGTCTGGAAAAGTCTGTACATGGACATCCAGATACACCTCCCCCACTCCTTGAACATATAAAGACTTGTATTGGTGGTGGAGTATATGATCCTACTATCCTGACAAAGTATACACCTGAGGAGTGGGAGCAAATAGATAGTTACATTGACTATGATCGTGACTTGCTTTTCACTTATGCAGGTCTACGTCAGGTCGTTGACAAGTACTTAGTTCAAGACAGAAGTACAGGGGAGAAATATGAAACCCCACAACAGATGTATATCATGATAGCATCTGTATTATTTGCAAATTATCCTAAAGAAACGAGACTCGATTATGTCCGAAAATACTACAACGCAATCTCCAAACACAGAATCAACATCCCAACACCAGTCATGGCAGGAGTCAGAACACCAATCAGGCAGTTTGCGTCTTGCGTTTTGGTTGATACTGATGACACCTTGGATAGCATCTTCAGCAGCGATATGGCTATTGGGAAGTATGTTGCTCAAAGGGCAGGCATTGGCATCAACGCAGGCAGGATCCGTGGGATCAACAGTAAAATCAGGGGTGGAGAAGTGCAGCACACAGGTGTTGTCCCGTTTCTCAAAAAGTTTGAAGCAACTGTCAGATGTTGCACTCAGAATGGCGTACGTGGTGGATCAGCAACCGTCCACTTCCCCATCTGGCACCAAGAAATAGAAGACATCATTGTCTTAAAAAATAATAAAGGAACAGAAGATAATAGAGTAAGGAAACTTGACTATAGTATTCAGTTCAGTGAACTATTCTATAGAAGGTTTATCGAAAATGGAGAAATTACACTCTTCTCACCACACGATGTCCCAGGATTATATGATGCGTTTGGAACTCCTGAGTTTGATTCACTGTATGTTCAGTATGAGATGGATGAATCAGTACCTAAGAAAAAAATAGGTGCACAAGATCTTATTCTAAACTTCTTAAAGGAGAGAGCAGAGACTGGTCGTCTATACATTATGAATATAGATCATGTTAATACTCATTCATCATTCAAAGACAAAGTAAACATGAGTAACCTCTGTCAAGAGATTACTTTACCAACAGATCCTATTCAACATATAGATGGATCAGGTGAGATTGCTTTGTGTATTCTATCTGCTATCAATGTAGGTAAGATCAATAGGTTAGATGAACTTGATGAGTTATGTGAACTAGCAGTAAGAGGATTGGATGCTCTGATTGATTATCAAAACTATCCTGTCAATGCTGCAAAAGCAAGTACACTTAATCGAAGATCGTTAGGAATCGGATACATTGGACTAGCACATTACCTTGCAAAAAATGGTGCAAAGTATGATTCACAGAAGGCACATGACTTGGTTCATAAACTCACTGAGAGGTTCCAGTATGCCCTTCTAACAACTTCTAATCGTCTTGCCATGGAAAAGGGTCCTTGCGGTTATTTTGGTAAAACAAAATACGCTGATGGAATCTTACCTATCGATACATATAAGAAGGAAGTTGATGAGATAGTACCAAATGAGTTACTTTGTGACTGGGAATCTCTACGGGAGAGGATCAAACAGTATGGACTCAGGCACAGCACTTTGTCCGCACAGATGCCTTCGGAGAGCAGTTCCGTTGTGTCAAACGCAACCAATGGAATCGAACCACCTAGAGATTTCTTGTCCGTTAAGAAATCAAAGAAAGGACCTCTTAAGCAGATTGTTCCGTCTTATGGGTCTCTGAAGAATAATTACACTCTCTTGTGGGAGATGAAAGGCAACAAAGGATATATAAATGTTGTAGCAGTTATGCAGAAGTTCTTTGACCAAGCAATTTCTGGTAACTGGAGTTATAATCCTGCCGACTATCCAGATAATGATGTACCTGTGAGTGTTATGGCACAAGACCTACTCACAACTTATAAGTATGGTTGGAAGACATCTTACTATCAAAACACCAATGATATGAAGAGTGATGAAATTGAAGAACCAATAAACTTATCACAACCAAAGAGCAACGTAGAATGTTTATTAGCAGAACTAGAAACAGCAGAGGAGGATTGTGAAGCCTGTGCAATCTAATACCTTAAGTGGGATGACAGTGTTCAATACTGAACCCCACGACACCAAGAAACAACCTATGTTTTTTGGTAAACCACTCGGTGTACAAAGATATGATGAATACAAGTATCCTATATTTGAACGTCTTACAAAGACACAGTTAGGATATTTCTGGAGACCTGAGGAGGTATCTCTACAGAAAGATTTTGGTGACTTCAAAGATTTAAGACCAGAACAAAAGCACATCTTTACTTCTAACTTGAAGTATCAGATCATGCTTGACTCTGTACAAGGTAGAGCACCTGGTATGGCATTCTTACCATACTGTTCTTTACCTGAGTTAGAAGCATGTATGGAGTGTTGGTCGTTCATGGAAATGATACATTCAAGATCTTATACATACATAATTAAAAATGTATACCCTGATGTAGGAGAAGTTTTTGATACTATCTTAACTGATCCTAATATTTTACAAAGGGCAGCAAGTGTGACAGATTCTTACGATACTTTCATAAATGCTGCACATGAATGGGATACAGGTAACCTATGGAAGGATGACCGTAAAGGTTCTTTCCTTGCTTCTTATGAAATGAAGCATCTTAAACGTCTACTTTATCGTGCTATTGCTAATGTCAACATCCTCGAAGGTATCCGCTTTTATGTCTCGTTCGCTTGCTCGTTTGCATTTGGCGAACTCAAACTTATGGAAGGATCCGCTAAAATTATCTCTCTCATCGCCAGAGACGAAAACCAACATCTTGTTATCACGCAGAACATCCTTAATAAATGGCGTGACGGTGATGACCCAGAATTTGCAGAAATTGCTAGAGAAGAAGAAGCGAACGTAATTGCAATGTTCAAGAAGTGTGTAGATGAAGAGAAGGCATGGGCAAACTATCTGTTTAAAGAAGGAACTATGATTGGATTGAATGATAAATTACTTCATCAGTATGTTGAATGGATTGCCAATCGTCGTATGAAAGCGATAGGTATTAAACCAATCTATGATGTACCTGCTAAGAACAATCCATTACCATGGACTGCTCATTGGATATCATCTAAAGGATTACAAGTAGCACCACAGGAGACAGAGGTAGAATCTTATGTTGTTGGTGGTATAAAACAGGACGTTAAGAAGAATACGTTCTCTGGATTCAAACTATGATTTTTATATTTTGGACTGGATTTGGGTTGATGGTTCTCAACGAAGGTTTCGTTATTATGAGACATCAATCACCTCTCTTTGCTAAATGGAGAGACAAACTCATTGAAAATTTTGGTGATAGTTGGAAGAAGTTTCATTCTGCATTAGATTGGGTGTGGACTAATGCAGTTGTATGGGGATGGATATTCACACCATGGAACCAAAAGTTTGTTGGTCTTGCTGCCTTTATTACTTTTTGGTTTTGTGTATTACTATTTGTTTATGTACCTATTTGGTTAAAAGATGAAAATGAATCAACAAACTAAATTAATGTTTGCACTTGAACACATTGCACATCTTCATGATCTCTTTGAAGACAATGAGTTTGAGAAATACCTTCAAGATGCAGTGTATACAATTGAGTTTGAATGTGAACGTCAATTGAAACTTGAACTAGATAAAAAGAATCTACCATATCCATATGAAAATTGAGTTTGAGAAACAATTTGGTAAGGGAGTTGACCCATGGTATGCTAAGGCAGAGAGATGGGCAAAGAAGCAACCTAATTGGTTTGTCAAGAATTTCTCACTTGGATTCATTGCTTACTTGAAAAAGTGGTGGTTTAATGTTAAAATAGAAAACACCATGAGAGATGTTGACTATCAAACAGATCAAATTTTACAACAATGGGAGGAAAATGACACTCAACGCACCCCACACATCTTGGAGAAAGGAGTATTTGGAGATGAAAGCTGGTCTCTCGAAATATCAAATCCAATTGTTGAAAGAAGGACCGAATCAACTAGCACAGGCATGGATACTAGGAGCGATGCACAACGATTACAAGAGGATGAAGGGGATTAAAGAACCTCCTGTTGGTCGTGGATATCAAACTACATTAAAGGAGTTCTTTAAGAGACATGGATAATGTACCAAACGACTTGTGGCAAGACATGTCAAAACTCAATGCACTCTATGGTGAGATGTGTTGGGGTCATGAAGACATCCTAGAGTTCTGTGCTGACTATGAGAACAATAGAATAATAATAAGAAACAAAACTATGGAAGGGAGGATTTGGGAACTTCCAAATGATTAAACTATGGAAAATATGGAAGTATGCATTAGGGAGTTTTAATGATGAAACCACCAGAAGATACGACAATATCGTTGCTATCGTTCGTAGCTTTATTTTTGTTAGTTACCTCGTTACTAATTGTTTTATTATTAGTGGGGTCATTAGACATTGGGACGCTGCTAAAGTAAAAGATGCAAACTGTAGTATGGTCAATTAATATAATGTGTGCTATACTATTAATTTGTGTAGCAATAGTAATTTATTGGATTTTTAAGTACGATGATTGGTATCCTAACCCCTATATTAATAAGCATGAGTCCGAACGAGATGATTCAGAGGACAAGGGAGTGGAAGTCCGAGAGGGATAGAACCCCCATTGAAGAAATGCTAAATAATACACTTACGGAGTATGACCATGGGTGCAATGATCCCACCAAGTCGGAAGAGTTGTTACAACTTCCGAGTGACAGAGATAAACAAGGTACTGGACGGAGACACGATAGATGTGACGATAGATCTAGGGTTCGACCTTTACAAGAAGGAGAGAGTAAGGATTGCAGGAGTGGACACCCCAGAGAAGAGGACAAGGGATCTTGAAGAAAAGGCACTGGGAATAGATGCAACTAATTGGTTAAAAGATAAATTAGAAGGAGCAATTGATGGCGATGATGAACTCACTATACGAACTGAACTTAAAGGTGGCGTGGGTAAGTATGGTAGGTTGCTTGGTTGGTTATACATTGGCGATGATGCTTTATCACTTAACGAAAAAATGATCACTGAAGGATATGCATGGGCATATGATGGAGGAACTAAGCAGAAGAATTTTGAAGACCTACGTGAGATACGTAGATCTTTTGGTACACTTATTCAAGGTTAATCATGAAAGTTACTCTTACACCCGACCCAACTGAAAATGATCTTGTAAAAGAGATCTCAAATATTGCTGATAAGTTAGGAGCAGAGATGGAAAGATCAGATTGTGCTGATAGTTCTGGTCTTCATTGGAAGAAGATTGTCCTTACATATGATATAGAACACAGAAAGAAATGAAGATTGCTATTGTAGGTGCAGGTACAGCAGGTTTGCTGACTGCCCTTGATTTATGTTATGGTTTGCCTGATGAAGCAGAGATAGAACTCATCCATGATCCAGATATAGCACCACTAGGTGTAGGTGAAGCAACCTTATATAATTTCCCTGCCTCACTTGGAACCATAGAGTATAGTCATGCTGAGAATAGACATGACCTTGATGCTACTGCTAAGTTTGGAGTTAGGTTTAAGAACTGGAAAGGTGATGGGTTTGTACCATTCTTTGCAGGTTCTCATGGCATACATTTTAATACCAATGAACTTGCAGCTTTTGTAATACCTAGATTGAAGAAACTATATCCTAACTTTAAGGAACTACACGGTACAGTTCATGGTATTAATGGTGAAGGAGATCAAGTAATTATTGGTAATAGATGGTATGATTATGCTATAGATTGTAGAGGATTTAATAAGATTACAGGTAATTCATTGCCTATCCATGTGAATCGTGCCATAGTATTTGACTCTATGGAACCATCACCATGGGACTATAGTTATCATATTGCTCACAAGAATGGTTGGATGTTCGGCATTCCTCTGAGCAATAGAGTCAGTTTTGGTTATCTATTTAATGAACAGATCACTACAGAACAAGAAGCATTTGCTGATATTCAAAGGATAGTTGATGAAGGTATAGATGGATATAAGCCACGGTATAGTTCCCGTCCAGGAAACTTTAGGCATTATAACTTTGAAAGTTACCATGCCCCCAGTATATGTAATAGTAACGGTAATGTATTTGTCAATGGTAACAGGGCATTATTCTTTGAACCTCTTCAGTCAACCTCTATAGGTGCTTATGGATTTATTAATAATATAATCATGGATGCTATGTGTAAGGGTATAAACCCTAACCCTAGGTTTAAGAAGTTAGTTGAAGAATGTATAATGTTTATTAACCTACACTATAGGAATGGTTCTGATTATGATACACCTTTCTGGAAGTATGCTTCAATGAGAAGTCAAGATTTATTATTCCAATACGACCTACATAATTACAACTGGGAATACATGATAGATACTTTTCAAATGAAAGAAAGAATGTATTCTAATTTTCTTTATAACTGTTGGTCAAATGAAAAAGGTAACTAATGTTCTTGCAATCATTGGTGGTGCTACTGCAATATTTTGGTGGGGTGTCCTTGGTTGGGTAGAGTTCACAGGAGTAAAAGATAAGTTAGATAAAGATTTTCAAGAAGAATTAAAACAACAAATTCGTGATGAGATTGCAGTTCAATTACTTGAAACCAAGACAGGTGGAGTAGTACGAGCTAAATAACCATAGTGATAGTGTTATTATGTACGACAATCCATGGTGGTATCAAGATGAAATCTTTAATGAAGAACATATCAATGGTTACTATGGGTTTGTATACTGTATAACAAATAGTACAACATCCAAAAAGTATATTGGTAGAAAGTATTTCTGGAGTTTTAGAAAGAAGAAAGGACATAAAAGAAAATCAAAACAAGAATCTGATTGGAAGAAATATTACGGTTCATGTCCAGAGTTGAAAGAAGATATAAAGAAACTAGGTAAAGAACATTTTAGTAGAGAGATTCTAAGTTTACATACCACTCTAGGTAAGACAAACTATGAAGAGACACGCTTGTTATTTAATCACAATGTATTAACTGAAAGCTTGACTGACGGTGCACCTGCATACTATAATTCAAATATACTAGGTCGATATTACCGAAAGGATTACTTTCAGTATCTGTCGTAACATTCAATAAATAACAAGAACAGGTTGACAAACCTGTTAGTTTGTAGTAAACTCTATCTGTTACGATACAACTATGTCTAGTACAAAGTTCTATTCAAAGTTCAAAACTGAACTTGCCAAACTCAATGATGCTGTAGAAGGAAACGTATCACTTGATATCGAATATCCTAAACTGTATCAGAAACTAACAAGATATTACGAAGATCGAGGTCTTCAGTTATATCAAGATCCAGAGGATGATTACAATGTCATCTTAGATCGAGTCGAAGTTGATCTTCTTGATTATATGGTTTACCCCTAGTATATAATGTTTGAAATACCACATCATCATATTCATATAAAAGAATGGGCAGACCGTAAAGGGTCTGTCCTTTCTAATCTTAGAGTAAAATCTCCAGAAAGAGTATCTAAGAATACTGATGACTGTATTACCACAAGTTATTGGGATGACTTTGATTATAATGAACACATTGAGTTTCTCAATATGCTTCATCCATATCTGGAACCTTTACATAAGAAGTTAAAAGTTCAAAGAGTTACTAGGTTATGGTATCAGACATCATATAAGAACGGTTATCACACCCCACATGATCATGGGTATGATGGTTGGTCAGCAGTATTCTATGCTGATTTCAATCCAGAAGTTCATCAATCAACTACATTCTATAGACCTTTCTTTGCACCTAATGATAAGGTGCATCAGATCTTTAGACCTAATGCAGTAGAAGGAGATCTATTTCTCTTCCCTGCTTTTGTGCTTCACGAAGCACCAATAAATAAATCAGAAGTCCCTAGGACTATAATATCATTTAATTTATTATGATCAAAATTCTTGAATCAATAGCAGAGAAAGAACTCTACATGGGTTACATCTTTGGTATTATGATTCTTGGAGGATATATCAGAGAGTATAGAGTTCTCGATGATGTTTATTCTTTAGCGAAGAAGTATATAAAAGATAATCGTTTGATGATTATTGTTACTTCTATTTTTGGTGGAGTACTACCTATACCAGGTAGAGTTGCATTGTCAGCACCACTACTGGATGCTATTGCACCACCTACTAAAAGAGATAGAAGTAACTATGGAATTATAGATTACTTATCAACACACCATTACTATTGGTGGTCACCATTAGAGAAGACAATCATTCTTCCCATGGCAGCATTGGGTATAACTTATAGAGAGATGTTAAGTTATACATTTATACCTCTCCTTATATGTCTTGGATATACATGGTGGTTTATTTTTACTAGAGTAGATCCTTATAGTGTTGTTCCATCTCTTGGTAGTGTTAGAGAGTTTAACTGGAGAAGTGCATTAAGAGGTTGGGCACCTTTCATAGCAACAATATGGTTCTTGTTATGTGTAGGTAAGGCAGGTGCTATATTATTTTTCCCTTGGTTTGCTGCTATGTGTTGTTACTATGCATGGTTATGTAAAGATTGGAGATGGGGTAAGTATATTAATAAACAGTTTGCAATTATATCTACAATAGTTTTAGCACTAGGTGGTGTAGTTGGTATGATAAAAGAACCTGTTATGGTATATCTTAAGTCAGCAGATCCAACTATGATCATACCTGTAACTATCGTTGGTATGATAGCAGCATATATTATGGGATCATCAGGTAAGTATGCAGGTATGACTTCTGCATTAGTGTTAATATTTGGTCAACAGTATCTGGTATGGTTCTTAGCAACTGAATACTCAGGTTACTTACTATCACCAGCACATAAATGTTTGATGATTGGTCAACAATACTTCGGTACACCTATAAAGAAATACTATAAGGTACTGAGTGGTATGTGTGCTCTCCTGATAGGTTATGCTTTTATTGTTACGTTTATATTCTAGTGGAATTTATAGAATGGTTTGAAGGTAAGTATGACAACTGGGCACAAGCATCTTCAAACCCTACATCGTTTGCCCATATATTTTTATCTCATCAGAGAACTGGTGAGTTTTCTTTTCATTGTGAGCAAAGATATAGTCATGAGGAAGAACCATATAGATCAAAAGATATTGTCATAGTTCCTAAAGGTGATGTTATCTTAGTACAGAATCCTGTCAATGATTTAATCTTTCAGAAGATGGGAGACGTTTATAGAGGAGTCAATAAACCTGGTGTTATGGTAAAGGGTGCTGAACTTGTTAGTAGAGTAGAGTTAGGACCTAATTACTACGTGGTTATTGATGGTGGTATTGATAAAAATGGTAAACAAGTTTGGGGATCTGAGAACGGTCCTTTTATATTTGATAAAAAGGATAAATAAAAGTAAACAACTTGAAGGATGGTATATAAATTACCAAAAGAAGCAATAGCAGATAATGAGTTAGAAGCGAGTCAACTTGCTTCCAACTTGGTTAATTCATTTGTACCTATAGGTGGTATCATAATGTGGTCTGGTACTGTTGCAGAAGCAGAACAATTAACTAATTGGAGAATCTGTGATGGTCAAGATGGTAGACCTGATCTAAGAGACAAATTTGTATTAGGTGTAGGTAGTTGTGGTGCAGGTTCAACAGCAAGAAAAGGTGATACAGGTGGTAACAATAGTATTACTTTAAGTGAAGGGCAAATGCCTAGTCACAACCATGATATAACTGATCCAGGTCATGCTCACGGTGTTACTTTTAATGATCCAGGTCATTCTCATAGTCAAACTGGTGGATCTACAGATGATGATGGAGGACCTAATACTACTGGTAGCCAAGGTGGTGGTACTCAAAATAATAT